AATTTGCAAAGAACTGTTATAGGTGACACTGATGTCTTAACAAATAGTGTAAAAGCAACTTATTCTTATTTCTTAAAAGGAAAAGCAGCTGCACAATATGGTAAAACAGTTTTATCTCCAATAACTCAAATAAGAAACTTTACGACTGCATCTTTATTTGCTTTAGCTCAAGGTAATGTTGGAAGACATGCTAATTTGATTGAGTCTATGAGACTTGGTTTTTCTGATATAATAAAATTACCTACAAAAGAAGCAATAAAGAAAATAGAAGAGTATGAAAAGCTAGGTATTCTTGGAACACAAGCACAGGTTCAAGAATTAAGACAAATAATAAAAGAAGGACTTGGATATAAACAAGATGTTGTAGATGGCATAAGACAAAATATTTCAGTTGGTTACGAAGTCAAGAGTATGCGAAAAGAAGATGACAAAGATGGTGATGTCAGCACTTATCGAGTCGATTCTTGGAGTCCCCTTGAAGTTTCAGCAGTCTCAATACCAGCCGACCAGTCAAGGTTAGTTGGTTTTGCAAGGTCTAAAGAAACAACTTTAATTAATAATCCGAAGGAGGATAAAACTATGTCAGAAAATGTTGACAATAAAGTTGAAGTTTCTTCTGATGCAATGAGAGCAGATATAGCAAAAGAAAATGCAGCTATCATCGATCTTGCTGTTAAACATGGCAAGAGAGACCTAGCAGAAAACGCAATTTCACAAGGTATGTCTCTGCCACAATTCAGAGGACATCTTCTCGATACTATCGCTAATGATAAACCATTGGATTTACCATCCGATGTAGAAATGAATGTAACAGAGCAAAGAGATTACAGCTTACTAAAAGCTATCAGAGAAAGTGCTGAAGGCAAACTAAGTGGTCTTGAAAGAGAGGTTTCAGATGAAATCGCTTCAAGAACAGGTAAGCAAGCTAGAGGTTTCTATATGCCAACTAATATCGCATTTAGAGCAGATCAAGTAGTCGGTACAAATAATGTCGGTGGTTTCTTAAAACCTACAGACCATATGGGTAACGAGTTTATTGAAGCACTAAAAGCAAAATTAGTCGTTTCACAGGCAGGAGCTAGAATAATGACTGGACTGAAAGGTGATGTCGCTATTCCAAAAATGTCTGCTGAGACAAGCAATGTAGCTTTTGTTTCTGAAAACTCTGCACCTTCAGAAGGTAACGCAACTTTCGCACAAGTTACTATGAGTCCAAAGACTTTGGCTGCACAAGTTGATATATCAAGAAAGCTAATGCTGCAATCTGATCCATCAATAGAATCAGTTCTTAGACAGGACATCATCGCAACTTTCGCAAGAAAGATTGACGAAGTAGCTATCGAAGGTGGCGGTTCAAATGAGCCAAGTGGTGTTCTAGCTGGTGTTGCTTCTGGTAATGTTATTACTGCTGCAACAAATGGTGCTGCACCATCATACGAAAATGTTGTAGAGATGATTAGATTAGTAGAAGCATCAAACGCAATACTAAACGAAGGTTCACTAAAATTCTTAGGTAATCCTAAACTTACTTCAAAGTTAAGAAGAGTGCTTAAGTCAAGTGCTGATACATCATCAAACTTCATTCTTGAAAATGATAATTCAATCTTAGGTTATGATTACCTATCAAGCACACTAGTGCCAAGTGATCTAACACAAGGTTCAGCAAGCAATCTTTCAGCAATGATATTTGGTGACTTCTCACAACTTATGCTTGGATTCTATAGCGGAGTTGACGTAATCGTTGATCCGTATACAGGTTCAGCAGCAGGTACAACAAGACTTGCATTTTTCCAAGACTTAGATGTAGCTTTAAGACATGGTGAATCTTTCTCATGTAAGAAAGATTTAATCACAACTTAATAGTTAATTAAGTTTTTTCTAGGGCTACTTCGGTAGCCCTTTTTTTATGTATAATAGAAATATGAAGAAGATAGTTAAATTTGTATACACTGGCACTCACTACCCAATGGGTGTTAGAGTTAATTCTGGCGATGTCGTTGAGATAGAGGAAGAGTTAGCGAAAGCATACGAGAAAAATCGTTGGGGCAACATTTATAAACCAAAAGGTAAGAAAAAGGAGAAATAAATGAAAGTAATAGCAACTAGAAAAGTTTTTTATAATGGCAACTGGTACAAAACAGGTGAAGATTTCGAATGTGCAGAAAGAGATTTCGCTGGTTTAGAAGCAGCAGGTGTCGAAGCATATAAAGAAAAGAAAGCAGAAAAAAAAGATAGAGCTATAAAAGATTTCAAAGAAAGAGGTTAATTATGGCTTTAGAAACTGAGAACGATCAATTAGGTTTCTTGGACACAGAAACACATGGTCTAACAGTCTCATATACCCCTAGTGGTGGTAGTGCATCTAATATCAAAGCTATTGTCAACGATGAATATTTTGGCATAGATGGTGATAGTGTTGATTTAGAAGGTAAGCAAATATTTTTAACTTGTCGCACAGCAGATGCACCAAACGCAGCACACAATGATACTTTTGTGTTTGAATCAACAACATACAAGGCTGTTAATGTCAGACCAGATGGTACAGGCTTCACAGAGATTGTCTTACAAGAACAATGATTCTATATAGCGAAAATCAATTAGATGAAGCATGGCAGTACGATTGTAAACAGCGTAGTGCTAAAGGTCGCCATTGGATTGCTAGATCAGATTATGAAAATTTATTTGTTTTGTATTTAGACAATATGGTAAGTGGTGAAAAATTAATTAAACTAGACATCTACATACCACCAGAAATGCTTGACTCTATAGATCAAGTTATAGATTTAGAAACAGGATATACCGATGATTGAAAAAGTATTAGATTCAGTGTCAGGCGTTATTGGTAAATTAGTACCAGATAAAGATTTAAAAGCAAAATTAGAGCATGAACTTAAAACAGAATTACACAAAGCTAACATGGCACAGCTCGAAGTTAATAAAGCTGAAGCAGCACACAAGTCTTTATTTGTCGCAGGTTGGCGACCTTTTGTTGGTTGGGTCTGTGCTTTTGCTCTGGCATATCACTTTATTTTTCAACCAATCATGGTATTTGCCATATCTCTTTATGGGCTTTCAGTTACATTACCAGAATTTGACATGGGCAGTCTGATGACAATTCTTATGGGAATGTTAGGTTTAGGTGGTCTTAGAACCTTTGAGAAGGTACAGAAAGTACAAAGAGACAAGTAATGCCAAAAAAAACAAAACTACAGTTCAGCAAAGGACATGAGCCGACAGCAGGGGTCAATGGCAAAAAGACATCACAAGGTCGTAGGAACTTTGGTAGCTCCACACTTAATAAACACAAAAGAAGAAGCTACAAAAAATACAGAGGTCAGGGCAAATAGGCTACAATAAGTTATGGCTCATTACAGACAGCAAATCAGAGAACGAGTAGCAACCACACTGACAGGTTTGACTACTACTGGTTCTAATGTGTTTCAATCTAGGGTTTATCCGATAGAAAATACCAAACTACCTTGTTTATTGATATACACCAGAGAAGAATCATCAGAGCCATTAGTTATAAACCCACCAAGAAGCATAGAAAAGGTTTTGCAACTCGTAGTTGAAGCGTATGTCAAAGCTAATGCAAATTACGATGATACGATTGATACTATCTGTAAAGAGGTTGAAGAAGCACTCTATGCCGATAGATTAATTAATAATTTAGCTAAAGATAGCTTCTTAATTAGTACAGAAATAAATTACAATGGAGATGGTGATAATCCGCTTGGAATTGTTGTAATGACTTTTGAAATCGCTTATCATCATACAGAAGGAACTTTAGAATAATATTATGGCAACATTTAAAGGATCAGACGGAGTAGTTAAAGCAGGTGGCAACGCTATCGCTGAAATTAGATCGTTCTCAGTAGAACAGACAGCAGACACAATCGAAGATACTAAGATGGGTGATACTGCTAGAACTTATAAATCATCTTTAACATCATTTACAGCATCTATTGACGCTTTATTTGATGATACTGATACAGCACAAACAGCAATGACTATCGGTGCTGAATTAGCTTTCTTATTCCAACCAGAAGGTAGTAGCACAGGCGACTATCAACTGTCAGGCACAGGGATTGTAACAGGCATTAGCCAGTCACAATCTTACGATGATTTAGTAATGAGATCGTTCACAGTACAAGGTACTGGTGCATTAACTATCGGAACTGCATAATTTGAAAGCAATAGAACGAGCAAAAGCTCATTTCGACAGCTTAGATATAAAAAAAATCAGTGTTCCTGAGTGGGGTGAGGATGGGCAACCACTTCTAATCTTTTCAAAACCACTCACCCTACAGGAAACATCTAAGCTATTCCGCATGGCAAAAGAAGATGACATGGCAATGCTTGCCTATGTCTTAATCTACAAAGCTCTTGACGAGAATGGCGACAAAATCTTTTCACTTGAAGATAAAAACACCTTACTAAACAAAGTAGATCGTAATGTGCTTATTCGTGTGTCGAACGAAATCATGGCAGAACAGCCAGAAGAAGAAGTAAAAAAAAATTAGAAGATAATAATTTACTTTACAACCAACTCCAATTAGCTGAATTACTAGGTAAAACACTAGATGAGATCCAGTTGATGTCTATAGAAGAATTCCAATTATGGTCAGCTTACTTTAGAATAAAACAAGAAAGAACTAACAATGGCTAACCAAAAATACAAAATTGAATTAACAGCTTTAGATAAAACTAAAAAAGCGTTCGGCAATGTTAAAAAAGGTTTAGGTAGCGTTAAGAACGCTGCTGTTGGTGTTACTAAAGTCATAGGTGGCACAGCCATAGCTTTTGCTGCGGTTGCAACTACACTAGCTGTTGTCGCTAAAAAATCATTTGATTTTGCTGATGCTATCGGCAAAGTATCTACTAGAACAGGCATAGCTACCGACACTATCCAAGCATTTCAGATAGCTGCTGTCCTTGCGGGTGGTTCGACTGAGGGTGCTAACACTGCACTTGAAAAATTTGCTAGGTCAGTTGGTGATGCTCAAAGAGGTCTAAAAACTATGAAAGACATCTTTAGTAATCTTGGCGTAGAGATTAAAGATGTCAATGGTAATACTAAAAGTTTAGATGTTCTTCTACGAGAAGTCACACAAGCTATGAGTGAGCTAGAATCACAATCAGGCAAAGCTACAGTAGCAGCTAATCTATTCGGTCGTCAAGGTATCAAACTACTGGGTGCAATAGATTCGCTAGGTGTAAGTTTAGACGAGTTCATAGTTAAAGCAAAAGATTTTGGTTTAATTTTAGATCAAGATAGCATTAAAAAATCAGAGCTTTTCAATGACACATTGTTTGTTTTGACAAGACAATTCAAAATTTTAGTTGCTGAGCTATCTATCGCCTTCCTACCTATATTTCAAAAATTAGCAGCTACTTTCGTGCTTGCCAATAAAGAATTTGGAGAATCAGAGGGCGGTGTTAAAAGTTTTGCAGAAGAAATTAGAGATAATTTGTTAAATGGATTTTTGACCACACTCAAAGTCCTTAATGAATTTCTTAAAAGTATCGGTACAACACGCTCTTATTTTAATACCTTGAGTATGCAATTATCTAACATAGGCACTGCTTTTTCATTAGTAGGAAGTGCTGCTGCCTTTTCAGCTAATGCCCTCAGTGGTAATTGGGTGGCTGCTACCCAAGCCGCAAACACCTATAACAGTATTCTTAAAAATGGTTTCATTGATGTAACGGAAGAAACCAGAAAATTCAATGAAGAAAATGCTAACGCAACAGATGCTTTAGATGCTTACATCTTTAAAGTTGAAGAATTCATAAATGATGCACTAGAGCCGATGGATGAAGAAACAAAGAAATTGGTAGAGGAATTGTTCGGCGTTAATGATGCTTTAAACCAAGTCAACAACAGTGTTGAAGATGCTATTAGCCCTTTCACTGTTTACAGGCAATTACTTAATGATTCACAAAAACAAACAGAAGAATATGAACGTGTAGCAGTCAAAGCATTTAAGGGAGCTGAAGATGCTCTTACGGACTTCGTTATGAAAGGAAAAGCAGATTTCAAAAAATTAGTACAATCTATCATTGCAGACTTAGTAAGGCTTGCAATCAGACAAAAAATCATTGCACCCTTGTTTAATACTTTCGATAACTTTTTAGGTGGCTTCAACACAACACCAACAACATCAACATCATCAGGCGGTTTTACTAGCCCGCTGAGAGCTGAAGGTGGCGGTTTCACAGGAATGGGCAATAGAACGGGCGGTCTTGATGGTAAAGGTGGTTTCCCTGCTATCTTGCACCCTAATGAAACAGTGATAGATCATCACAAAGGACAACAAGTAGCACAACAAGCAGTCAATGTTAATTTTTCAATTCAAGCCACAGATGCAAGTGGTTTTGATGAAATGTTGACAGCTAGAAAAAATCAAATAGTTGCTATGATATCGCAAGCAATGAATCAAAAAGGTAAGGTAGGTCTAATATAATGGCAGGTGCATTTCCAACAACAACTAAGCCCAGAGTGTTTAATTTTGCTTCTAACAGACCCAATACGACAGCTTATACCCTAAGTGGTAAAAGGTCAGTTAAGCAGTTTGCAGCTCAATATTTTAGCTTCAGTGTACAAATGCCACCCTTACAGCAATCTGATTTTATGTCAATCTATGCGTTTCTAACGAAACAACAAGGCAGCTTTCAAACTTTTACCTTTGAATATCCACTAGACAATCAAGGTGCAGATAAAGGACAAACTGATATTCTAGTTAATGGTGCTGTAGCTCTAGGGTCAAACTCTATCGCATTAGATGGTTTTACGAATTCAACTACAGGTGTATTAAAAGCTGGGGATCTAATAAAGTTCGCAAGTGATAACAAAGTTTATATGGTCACAGCCGATGCAAATTCTAATGGTAGTGGTGAAGCTACTATAACTATTGAACCACCATTACAAGTAGCAGCATCAGATAATGCAGCAGTCACAGTAAATAAACCATCATTTAGAGTAGCTCTTATGCAAGACGATCTGTTATATTCAACAGATGCAGCAGGCTTCTTTACCTTATCATTCGATGTTAGAGAGGTCTTATAATGGCGAGGACTTTAAGTTCTAACATACAAACACAGATAGCAGCAGAGGGCATAAGGGTTGTGCATTTGTTGAAGTTAGAAACATCAACAGCAATCAAAGCAACCAACCACGTTAAAGACCTAACTTTTGGCAGTGATACTTACCAAGCTGGCGGTGAATTTTTAGGTGTTGAAGCTGTGCAAGAAACAGGTAATTTAGAATACACCAATGTCAATGTGAGTTTAAATAATGTGTCTGTTACTGTCAGAAACATATTTACCGCAGGTAATTATATTAACAAAGCTGCTACAGTTTTTGTGGCTTTCTTAGATACTGATGAAACTATTATTGATGCTTACGAATTTTTTAAAGGGACAATCACAGCTTGCAACATAGATGAAAGCAAATCAGGTTTTGCTATCAATATAGAATTAGCATCGCATTTTAAAAATTGGGATATCAAAAAAGGCAGAAGATATACCCAAGCATCGCAAGAAGATTTTATAGCACGCAATTCATTAAGCACTGACAAAGGTTTAGAGTTCGCCCATCAAGCTAACAAAGATGTGAGGTGGAATAGATAATGTTCAATAAATGGTCAAAACTAAAAAGTTATTTAACTAACAATAAATTTGGTGGTGGTGTCCATACAGGCGGTGGAAGTACAGGCAATCCTTATTTTGATGTCTTTATAGCTATCGGTAAAGCTGTATTTAATTTCCTAACTAAACCTGCTGTGCAACTTACGCTGTTTGTTGCTTCAGGCGTTTATTCGCACATCAAAACACAAGAACTTAAAAAGACTGGACAAGAAATCTTATTAACTAAGTTTGGTACTGGCGATGGTATGCCAGTGATATATGGCACAAGACGTGTAGCAGGGACAGTTGTTTATATGGGAACGTCAGAATTCCAAAAAGAATTGTTCGTTGTCTATGCAATAGCGGGACATGAGATCGATAGTTTTGATCTTGAAACCATACAGATAGATGGTAACCCAATCAGTAACGTACAGATTTATCGTGATGGTTTTGTCGCATCTGATGGCACAACTAGAATTACATCATCAGGGGGTCGTGGGACAAAAGCTAGTGGTAATTTCTTTGGTTCGACATCAACTGAGATAAATAACATCTTAGCGGGAACAAATCCACCAGATAGACCTCGCATGGTTTTCAACTGTCATACTGGCTCAACAACACAAGCAGCAGACCCAATGCTGGTTGGCTGTTTGAGTAATTTCACAACAGATCACAAACTAACCAACATTGCATATATAGCTTGCAACTTCGAATACGATATCAGAGGTCAGTTTACTGGTTTGCCTAATGTCACAGTTGTAGTTAATGGTAAGAAACTATACGACCCAAGAGCAGATGGCTCTATATCAGGTGGCACAGGTACACACCGATCTAATGATGTCTCAACACACGCTTTTTCAGCTAATCCAGCTTTGTGTTTGTTAGATTACATGACTAATGACGATTATGGTAAAGGTTTAGACCCAACAGAAACTACAGGCGATATCGATTTAGGTTCTTTCCAAACAGCAGCAACCGCTTGTGACGTATCTGCGGATACCATTACACATAGCAGTATCGTAGTAGAACAAGCCAGCACTACAACAGATATCGTGCGTATAGCTAATGCTAATGAAGCAGATTACAATAAATTTAAGGTAGCAAGCACATTCACAGTCAGTGATGGCGTAACAACATACATCAACAATAAAAGATTGGTAGATAAAGATTATCGTGTGCTTGATGATTCAGGTAGTGCGGGTGTGCCTTTCTTAGAATTAAAGTTTGAAGATGGTGCTGTCGATACTGCTATTACCACTAATACGACTTGTACCTTTACAGAAACACAGGTTAAATTTGACTGTCATGGTGTGATAGATACACAAGAATCTGTCTTAGAAAATACAAAAGCTCTTGTCGCTAATATGCGAGGTATTTTCACTTATAGCAATGGTCAATATGCTATTAGGGTCGAAGGTGCTGAAAGTTCGGTTGTAACATTAGATGAAGATGATATTTTTGATTCTGGTCTTAACTTATCACTAGAAAACAAGGAAGCTAAATACAACAAGGTTGAAGCTGAATTCTATAATGCTCAGAAACGCTACGAAACCGACACAACTTACTACACAGGTGAAACTAGTGATGATTTTTTAACAGAAGATGGCAACGAAATATTAGAAACAAGAATACAGTTACCTTTCTGTACTAATCAAAGAATAGCTTACAATCATGCCAAAGCATTACTAAAAAGGTCAAGATCCCAGAAAACTGTTTCTTTTGTTGCAACACCGAAAGTCCTGAAAGCTAAGGTTGGTGAAGTAATTACTATCACTAGCTCAAATATGGGGCTATCTAGTCAACTATTCAGAATCACTAACATGGTGATAAACCCAGATTTGAATATCGAGGTGACTGCGATTGAGTATCAATCTGACATCTATGGTTATGTTACACCGCCAGACGAGAGTATTGGTATCATTGATGACCCTGTGGATGGGCAAAGAGTAGAACCTGTAACGGGTCTAACCTTCACTAATAAAAACGCAACCACAGGTGAGCCAGCCAAACTGACTTGGACAGATTCTACAAAATATCCAAGTTATGAGTTCAGAGTACAAATTGTTGATTCAGGTAGCAAAACTAGATACGACAGAAGGGTACAAGAAACTACCTTTTATCTTGATGGTATATCTATTGACACAGGTTACACAGCTAAAGTATCTGCTATTAATACGCTAGGCATTGAATCAGCTACTACAGAAATTAATGTTAATGTGACTACTGCACCAATTACTACAGTTGATATTGGGCAAGGATCAATTGGTGGCTTTAGCTTTGATGCAACCAAGATGTATCATGGCACTGGCACATTTAACAATACCAACACAGCAGTCTATATAGATGATAGTGGTCAGTTCTCACTCAAAAACAAACTATCGTTTGATGGCACAACCCTGAACATCTCAGGTAACTTGACTGTAGAGAACACCATCACAGCAGATAAAATTGTCGTTGATGGCATTAATTTAGACAACTTAATCAGTGCTACTACGCAGTCTGGCTCAATTTACTTGACAGAGTTTACTGGCATCAAGATCGCTACAGCAGGAGCAACAAATGGCTATCCAGCTTTGTTAAGGATGCAAGACGATCAAGGGACTAACTGCTTTACCGACATTACCCAATCCCAGACTGGTATCAACATTAGAGCCAGAGCTAACACAGCACAAGGCACAATCAGATTTCAAGGCATAG